GTTTCAAGATAATAAATGTAATAATTGTCGTGCCTGTTGGGATAAACGTGTTACTAATGTTAGCTACCATAAACACTAGAAAGGAGAAATATAAAATGCAATTAAGATATGTATTAAGAATTAATTATGCAATGCGAAAGGAGGATGATAGGGCATATCCATATGATATGACAGAAGAAGCATTGGAGGGTATTACACATTTTTCTGAACATGCGGGAAAAGATATACCTATTTTAGATATGGATATACTTCATGTTGTTAGAACATTGATGAAGAAAGAAAATAGTACTCTTTCATCAAAAAGTAAAAGTGCATTAGAGAGAGTTAAATGTCTTCTCAATGAGCTTGACTTGTCACTAAAGACATGATATAAGGTTTATATATTTGGTTGACTATTAATGAAAACTCTTAAATGAGACTACAGGATATGGGTCAATAATTAAGTTCCTGTCTCGGTGAATTGACATCGTGAGTATAAAACACATCCAAATATATAGAGAAAGCCAGTCAGCATAGCTCACGCTTTCTCTAAATGGCTTGGGTAGTGCCATAATGTGCAATAAGCATAGTTAAAACTACCCAAAGGCGATACAGTAATCCTGCAATGCTAAAGAACTGGAATTGTGAGTAGTGGTTTGAAGACGCTTTAACTCTCTGGCTTGGGTAGTGCCAAATGTTATATACAAATAAACTACCCAAATTTACGTTAGTATCAAACCTGTCGGCGATTGACTTGTAGGTGGTTGGCTGTTGTAAGAGTTCTAGACAGATTCCAGAAACCCTTTGGTACTAACGTAAGTTTAAGTTTGGGGTTGACTAGTGCACTGTGGAATATTTTTTTATGTGGTAGTAGGGGAATGTTCTATTGGGAAGATGGCAACAACGTCATATACGTAGGGTGGGGTGTATGACATTATTTACTTGACAATTTATAAAATTTATGATAGAGACTTTTTTCCATGCATTATAAAGAACAACTAGCTATTATTAAATCATTAGGTATTACTGGTGAAACAGATACAAGAATGGATTGTCCATTTTGTTATCATCCTAATTCTTTCATAGTTAAAAATGAAAATGGTAAATTATCATGGTATTGTTTCCATGCTTCTTGTAATGCAAAAGGTGCAATACAGGAAGAAAAAACAATGAATGATATTGAGTCATTCCTTTCCTTAAAAAAAGAAAAAAAAGATTTCACAATTCCCAAACATTTTACACTACCAACAGAACGAGCAGAAAAATATCTGACTCGTAACAATTGCTATGATGCATACGCAAATGGATTAGTTAAAATACGCTATGATGTTAAACAAGATAGAGTTGTTTTTTTAGTTAATAATAAAAATAAAATTGTTGGTGCGATTGGTAGAGGATTAAGTAAAGAAGTTTATCCGAAGTGGTATAAATATCCCAGTGATGAACGTAGTCCGTTCCTATGTGGTAAATCATCTACTGCTATTGTTGTTGAAGATTGTGCAAGTGCTTGTGCTGTATCAAGAGACTACACAGGATTTGCATTAATGGGTACAAGTTTCTCTGATGACTTTATTCCTTATATAAAAAAATATCGTAAAGTAATTGTAGCATTAGATAGAGATGCAACAACCAAATCATTTGACATAGCTAACCAAATAAGCTACTATGTACCTACCGAAGTTAAAATGTTAGAAGATGATTTAAAATACTTTAAACCAGATGAAATAAAGGAGATACTACAATGAGAACATATGAAGTAGAAATACAAATTGCAAAAACAGAAATATATCATGTTAAAGCAAAAGATGATGCTGATTTGATTCGTGAATGCAATTTTTCCAATTTACAAAAAAAATCTAATAATGTTAATTATATTAGAACTGATGATGAAACAAGAAAAATGGGTTCTTGGAAAGATATTAGCAAATGAAATGTTTTATGGTATATCCCTATGATTTTAAAGACCCTATAGATGGTACTTTTTTTCCTATGCTTGGAATAAAAGATTTTAATTCTAAAAAAGAAATGTTAAAATACTTACAAAAAAATATATGCTCTGAAGAAACTAGAAAACCATTTAAATTTAAAACGCTTGCAAAATATGCAAAAGAATGTCGTATTTTATGTTTTTTAAAAAAATATAGAAAACAAATTAAAGATAAACTTAACATTGTAGAGGAGAATGACTAATGATAAAAACAAAAGCAAATAAAAAATTTGACATTGATTTAAAATATGGGCAAGTAAGGGAAGAACAAGTAAAAAATATTTTTGCTGATAAAAAAATAGAAGTAAAAACAGAAAGAGATTGGTGGGCTAAGACAGGTAATATTGCATTAGAGTATGAATGTAATGGTAAACCTAGTGGTATTACTGCTACTAAATCAGATTACTGGATACATATACTAGCAACAGGTAAAAAAAATCACTGTATGTTAGTATTTGAAGTTCCAAAATTAAAAAAAATTATTAAAAAATATAAAAAAGATTATACACGAATGGTTGGTGACAGAAATGCATCTAAATGTGTTATATTACCAATAAAAAAATTATTTGATAAGGATACAATTGATGTGGAAATTAATTGATTGCGGCTCATATCCTTGGTTTATTTTAGAGAAAAAAAAATATACACATTGTGTATATAGTCATACAGGAGAATATAAAAAACTAAGGGTGGGCAGAGCAACGCCAAAACTATTTGCACAAAATTGTAAGTCGTATTTAGCATACTTAAGAAACTGGCCTATTGAAACAGCACCATGCGTTTTAAATAAGAAAAGTGCAAAGTTTTATATTAACCATTGGAAAACTAAAACAAAAACTAAATTAATGAAAGAAATAGTTAAGCAACTTCGCTTGACTTAGCATAAAAACTGTGATAAAAGATACCTATGATAGAAAAACAATTACTAACCCTTTGTTTAAAAAAAGATTTTTATAAAGAACATAGAAATAAATTATCTAAATCATTATTTACTAATGGCGTAGGTAATTTTTTTGAAACAATACAAAAAGCACATGATGAGTATGATACAGATTTATCTTTAGATGAATTATCTGTTTTACACACAGAAAAATATAATCCTGCTTTAACTCGTGCCTCAAAGTATAACTTCAATGAATTAATAACTGAATTACGTGATGAAGAAGAGCCAAATAAAAATGTTATTGGTGATATTATTGAGTCATTACATAGAAGAAATATGGCTCATAAAATTGCTGTTATGGCAACAGATATTTATAATGGTAAATCAGAAGATTTTAATCAAATAAAAAACGTATTAGATAATCCTCAAGTAATAGAGGATAGTAATGGTGAAACAGTTACATCAAATGTAGATGAACTACTAGATTTAATTGATGTAACAACTAAGTGGAATTTTAATCTACAATCATTACAAGAACAGGTGTCCGGGATAGGTGAGGGCAATCTAGCAATATTTTTTGCTAGACCAGAGACAGGTAAGACCGCCTTTTGGGTTAGTTTGGTCGCAAATGAAGGTGGTTTTGCCAGTCAAGGAGCTAAAATTGTCGCACTTATCAACGAAGAACCTGCAGTTCGTACACAAATGAGACTAATTAATGCCCATACAGGTATGACGAGAGAAGAAATTAAAGATAACACAAATAAAGCCAGTGAATTATGGTCTGAAATAAATGGTAACATTTCGTTACTTGACACTGTTGATTGGAATTTAGATGATGTTAATAAATATCTAGAAACGCACAAAACAGATATATTAATCATTGACCAATTAGATAAGGTGAATGTATCTGGTACTTTTGCACGTACTGATGAAAAACTTAGAGCCATATACACAGGTGCTAGAGAATTAGCAAAACGACATAATATTTGTGTTGTGGCTTTATCACAGGCATCGGCTGATGGTCACAATAAACTTAATTTATCATTTGATATGATGGAAAATAGTAAAACAGGAAAAGCAGCAGAAGCTGATTTAATTATTGGTATTGGTAAAAGAGAAACAGGTAATCCTAATGAGCCAATGCGACAATTAAATATTAGTAAAAATAAAATTAATGGTGTACATGCAGAAGTAAATGCTTTTATAAACCCACAACTATCGAGGTATGACGTATGATAACTGTAGTAGATGTAGAAACAACTTTTGTAAAAGATAAAACAGGTAAATTAGACCCTGCACCATTTCAAAAAGATAATCAATTAGTTAGTGTTGGTATTAATGATGAATATTATTGTATGTATCATAAAACACATACTGATTTTCATTTAGCTAAAAACTATAAAGCTATTCAATCAATATTAGATAAAACAACATTACTTATTGGTCATAATTTAAAATTTGATTTAGCATGGCTTTATGAATGTGGTTTTACATATGAAGGAAGAGTATATGATACAATGATAGCTGAATATATTTTACTT